CATTCATTAATGAAACTTTTAGAGCGGCGTTTAATCTAGCTACCTCGGGGGCGTATTTCTTGTTAGCCTCTGGGGAGTATGGAATGTCTTGCATATTCACCATGGCTTTACGTGCTTCGTTCCCTAGAGCTTTCATCTTGTTAGCATACTCTGCATATGCTAGTTCTTTAGGGTTTCTTATCTTACTTACCAATGTGTAAGCATCGTCGGTCTCATACATCTTAGTACTTCTTTGCATCTTAGTTACAGTCTTAGTTACTTCTTTACCAGACTTAGTAGTGTATGTCTTTTCATATGTTGGGTCGTCTACTGTCTTCCATGTTTGTTTTCCTGTCTCAGGATCTATGACAGGAGAACCTTGTCTCTTAACAACAGATGTCTCAGAACTAGCACGGGATATGATACTACCTGCACCCTCACGGTATCTTCCGTTTTCATCTATGTGTCCTTGGTACTTTCTCTTAAGTTCAGCTATGTTGTTGTCTTTCTCACTTTGTTTATAGTTAAGCTTATGCTTACCTGCATCTATAACAACCATTGAATGTTTAACTGCTCTAGCTATCTCGTCATCAGATGCTCCGAATAAAGTCATGTCTGTTATTAGATTTGAAATTTTACCCATCTCTACTTGAGTGCTATCAGAAGTCTTAGTCTTCATATACTTCATACCTGGTATCTCAGGGTATTGCATCTTAGGATCAAATCCTTCTAATGCTTTTAGTGGCGGCTTATTAGATACGCTAACACCCTTGCCTGTAGGTATAACCATAACTGTATCTCCATCAAAGTCTGCTCCTGATAAACGTTCTGCTACTTTAGAGTTTATACATACAGCATCTAATGGGTTCTTACCTATCATCTTAACAGCGTCAGGTTGTTTATTATTAACTGTTAGTATAGGTATTTCAAATAAACCTCCATGTGGGTATCTTACTAACGCAACCTTAGTTCCATTCTCATAGTTAGGTGCGTATACTTCGTTATCTTTCATTGAAGGTACAGGAAGTATTACTTGGTACTTCTGTCCTGGTAATGCTGCAGCTTGAAGGTGCACAGCAGAAGAGTCGCAGTCGTCTGCGAATGATTTTAATAAAGCTTTCTTAACTGTAGGGTTTGTTAATGACATGATTTCATCGAACTCGGCTTGCTTGTCTGCTTCGGCTAAACCTAGTTGTTGCTTAACTAATTTAAGATTTTGTTTAGATAAGAATTGTGAAGGAAGTTTGTCTGCCCATTCTCCCCAGTCTCCTTCTTCTGCTCTTTTGTTTATTAATGATAACTTCTTATTACCATCTTTATCTGTATAGAAACTTTGTCCACCAGCTTTGATTAAAGAACCAAATGGATTGTCTGGGTCATCTTTTATAGGTTTTAGTACTTCCATTTTAGATTTGTCTTTTGTTTTGTTAGTGTTGAACATTACGTCTACACCTTTTGGTAGGTCATCAGAATATACAGCCATTCCTTTGATATAGTGAGAACCATCAACCATTATACGAACTTGTGCATAATTAGATCCGCCAAGATCTAGGTCTTTACAACCTCTTCTTATTTCAACAAGTCCGTCTTTTTCTATTCCTCCATCCTCAGCATATCTTATTGCTAATCTCTTAGAATCTAAAGACGCTGGGTAATGGAATGTATCAAATGTTTGGCCTTCATTATGTGAATGGTATTCTGTAATAGAGTGTACATTTTGATAATCATACATATCTTTCCACTCTTTATCAGGTCTTGCTAATACTTTAAGGTTAGTTTGTTTGCCTGGGTTGTTAACTTGTGCTACACCTCCACCGTACTTGTGATAGCCTTCGAATTCAAGCATCATTACGGCTTGGTCTAGTTTCTCTTTAGATATACCTAGTTCTCTCTCAACACCAGTACCAATATCTATCATACCTTTTTCATCTACTTGTTTTCTTAAGAAGTCTGCTGTCTTTTGAGCTTCCTTCATTCTACCTTCCGATTCAGCATTTAATAAACTTCTTACTGATGAATCGTTTTTGTAGCCCATCATCTTAGCTATTTCATTTAAAGAATGTCCTTGTGCTCTTAAGTCTTTAGCTATCTCAACTTCTACTGCTCTATGACCATCTTTTATCATAGTCTTTTGAAGTCTTACTTTAGTTGTTGAAGTTCCTAATGCGTCTGCTATTTCTTTTTCAGTCTTACCTTGTTTAGTCATATCGTTTATAACTGCAAATGATTTCTCTATGTTAAACTGCTCCATTGATAGTCCCATAGATTTAGCTATATCTTCATCGCTAACTCCATTATCCACCATATATTGAACTCTTGATAAGAAGTCTGTACAATGTTGATAAGGGTCTTTTCCTGAACCCCAAGGGTAACGCCCTGAACGTCTAGGCATTCCATAATGCATTAATTCATTAATATCTGGTTTGTTTTCATAAGCCATGTGCTTATTCCCCCTCTATTTTTAATTTCTCAATAACTTTATCGAATGTTATGATTTTGTCCATTATTGGAAGAATATCATCGGCTGTAGGGTTATAGACTACTATTTCATTATTTTGGTATATCCTTAATTCCATATCGATATTTCCTGGTTTCATCTTATACTCTAAACAGAATAAAGCCGCGTATATTTCTAATTGTTCCATATGTGCTTTAGTAACTCCTGTTTTTAAATCGTGTATACGTAACAAGTTATTTCTAAATATAATGGCGTCCGCTGTACCAAAGCAGTTGTCAGAATAATATAATACTTGTTCTGGATTCATCTTAAAGCCTATCGCGTCATTAACATACATGTTTAATGTCTTTTGTGATTTAGGTAACTTTTGTCCAAGTGTTATACACTGTGCTGCGAAGTCGTGTAATATAGTTCCTTTCATTGTAGCTTGATGTCTAGTATAAGATTCTACAAGTTTATCAGAGTCATAGTTAATCCAATGGTATTTACTCGCTCCTAAGAATGCATGTTTACCTTCTAGAGAATAATGTTTGTTGAAGTTCATATAATACCTCCTCTTTGTTTTCAGGATATATAAAACTCGCATAAGACATTTCATCCATAAGTTCTACATAGTATTCTTGATTCGGCCTGTGAGATGCTGTCTCCGATTTCTTTACTTCTAAAGCAGCCCACTTATCTCTGTATAATATCAATAGGTCAGGTATTCCTTGAATGTAGCTCGAATCATTTTTCATGATTATACAACCTTTGAATATCTGTTTTAATTCTTTTATAAGTCTAGATTGGAAATCTCTTTCAAGTTTAGACATTATATATCTCTCCCCTTTTTATAAAATATAAATGACCCTAACTGGTCCGCATTGTTAAGAGGCGCTTAGGGTACTATCAGAAAATAAAAAGAAAGAGACCAAGCTGTTCCTAAGACCTGGTCTCCAAATATTTGGGAGGTACGTTATTATGAATATCCTCCACTCTCTTCGCTACGCTCAGCGAAATTAAAGAGAGAAGGAATTTCTTCCTTTAAAACGCTCAAACGAGCATCTTTTCTCTCCTCATAAAAGGCCATGTAATTTTCGCGTGCCCTGCGACCAAAAAGAGAAGGCCTTGTGGCCTAATCTTCTTTGTTTTCAGTTGTTCCTGTTGCTTTTAATAATTCATCTAATATTTCATTTGATTCTCCTATAATTTGATTGACTCTATTTTCGTATTCATATTGTTCTGCAATTTGTTTTAATATTTTTCGTTCTTGAACTGTTCCATATATTATCATTCCTACTCCTAGTAACATTTCAGATACTCCAAATATTAATCCGCCTTTTTCCCATTTATTCATTTCATTAAATCTTTTAAACATAGTGTTACCTCCTAAAATATAAATTTATTATTCTTTCATAAAAGCACTTGTATTATTCGCGTAAAAAGAAAAGGCCTTGTGAGCCTTAATCCTCTTCGAGTTTTGATAATATCTTTTTGGATTCCTTTGCATCCATTCTTAATTCCAATTCTGTTTTTATTACTACATCTCCATCAAGATAAGATATCTTTAATTCATCTAAGTCTAATTCCGCATCAACCTCAAAATGTTTTTTAATATATCTTACTATTAATTTAGATGCTAATTTTCTCATCCATCTTGAACCCAAGTTTAAATTCATTTCATCCATCACATATCCTCTCCTCTCATAATAGTCCTTGCATTATTCGCGCTATCTCCACATATTTTCTTCAACATAGCAAATATCAAATCTATGTTTCTCGGATACGTTATCCCAAGTGTAATCGATTTTTATTACGACTTTACTCTTTGTAGCTTCGTCTATTACTTCTTGTGCCTCGTCTAAAGAATCGCACATAACTGTTGTCCATTTCATCCAAAATCACCTCCTTAAATCGCTTGGGTCAAAAGCCCACTTTTATTTGCCCTATTCTATATATTTATTAATCTTTTTATCACAATTAATAAGAGAAAAAAGTGGGAAAGTGGGCCAAAACGGCTGAAACCGTTGCAATCACTGGGTTTGAGCTGGCCCACTTTTGAAAATGAAACCGGGCCAAAGCCCACTTTTTTTGGGCCAAAACCGATTTTCGTCTCAACAAACCTTACACAAATATCACAAAACCCAAATAAAAGTGGGCCAAACCCAGTTTTAAATTTTACAAAATGGGCCAAAAATAAAAAGGGCTTGGTAGCCCTTAAAGGTTTAATGAATCATGTTTTCCCATTCTTGCTCAAATAATTCAAGTTTACCTTCAAGTATTACCAATTCCCTTTCGTATGTTTGTTTAGATAATAATGCTTCAGGTGTGTTTGTTTTTACACAATTTTCAATCTTACCTACTCTGTATTGTATCTTTCTCTTTACTGATTTTATAGCTTCTTCTAAAGCACCTTCTTTCGCTATGTCTTTAACTACGTCAATTTCACCACAGATTTCTTTATCGCATTCTAGTTCTAATTTTGCTAATTCTACCATGTCCTTTTGTAAGTCAGTATGTTGATTTACTATCTTACCAAGTAATTTAATATCTTTAGCGTTTTTATTATTTTTGTAAACTAAATATCCAATTGTTCCTGCAGCTATAACAGTTACTCCTGCTATTATTTCTACTTTATGTTCTGCTACAAATTCTCTAAAAGATTTTTTATTAGTGGTTTGTTCATTATTTTGTTTCATATAAACATCTCCTTTATAATTATTATTCTTTCATAAAACGACATGTATTTTTCGCGAATTAAAAAGAAAAGAGTTTGTATATCTCGCCTACACGTTTCTCTCCTTTCGGATTCTACGGTCAGTTCCGTACCCAACAATATACTCTAATGCTACACGTTTCTCTCCTTTCGGATTCACTGGTCAGTTCCAGTCCCACATCAGCTTTGTTTCTTTTCTCATAAGAGTACAAGTAATTCTCGCGCAAAAAGAAAGAGCCCTTGTTAAGCT